TGCCCGCCCATTGTTTCTGATCAATCACCGCATTGCCAGCAATCAGATACCAGTTGACTTGGTTCTTTTTGACGCGGCGGCGCTTCACGTCCGGTGCTTTCTTCAGCAGCCTGGCCTGCGCCTTGGTGAACTCGGATTCGCGCTTGAATACCGTGCTGCCGTCCTCTTGGGTGATGGCAAACATGTACTCTTTGGACTCATCCAGCTCGTAGTATTCCGCGATCCGGATATGGTCCTTCTGCACCCAGCCTCGCATGTCGCCCGTGAAGGCGCCGTTCTCACTGCCTGCCGAGTCGGGATACTTGCGTAGGAATTCATCCTTGAGCATTTCGTCAAAGATGAAGGCAAACTTCGCATCCGAACCGTCTAGCTCCTTGATATCCGGGTCCATTGCCACGGCGAGCGGGTCCGGCACCTGGCGGATGAAAATCTCCTGATCAAAGCCGTTATCGTCGGTGTATTCCGTCAGGATGCGCCAGTAGCCAATGCCGCCGCCTACCTGAAACTCACTGGCACGGTCGTAAGCCGTTTGGGCGTTGCTGATGTATTCGATGTGGCGAATGATGCCCTCAAAGACTTGGGCGGATTCGTAGGTCGCGCCATTGCCGACTGGATGCACCTTAGCGCTAGGCTTGTTCTGCTTGCCATCGTTGACGACCATGAGCCAGTGCTGGTGCGTCTTGTTGATGGTGAGCATCGGTCGACCGTCGATCTGGCGGTTATAGCGGACCTGGTCTGGCCACTGATAGTTGTTGTCCGGATCGCCAAACAGGAAACGGATATCGTCCTGAAACCGCGCGCGCTGGTCCCGTTCCCACTCGATAGTCCTTGTGAAACGTTTCTGAGCCCGTTCTACGATATCGTCTTCGGCAGTAGCCATGTCTAGGTCATCCAAGCCCCAGCGACTGGCCGGGTTAGCATTTTCGGTTTGCTGTCAGGCTTGTTCAGCCCTTTCAGCTTCGGTTCTTTCAACGCAATGGCCATGTACCGGAAGGCGTCGGCGGCGTGCGAGGCCCAGTCATGCAACGGATTCTTGCTATAAACCCGCGTTTCCGGGTCCACCTCGTACCGATAATGCCGAATCGCATTAATGCCGTCCGCACATTTATCTGCGTCAAACCACAAATTTGAGAACATTGTCCGCGCCGCATCAATACCATGCGCCACTGACATTTTAGGCGTAATTCGCACTTTAAAGCCAGCGCCGCGCATTTGCTGCTCAATGGTACGTTCCGAAGCCAGTAACTCGGACTGAGCGTCATGCGGTAGCCAGCATTCGCCGTAGACATATTCCAGACCTTGCAGGTGCTTCATATAGTGGCCGATGGCCTCGCCCGAGTTCTCGTAATAGTCGATTACCCGAAACTCAAATCCCACGATTTGCACGAACCAGATGGCCGTCTTGTCCGCCCGGCCCAAGTCCCAAAACGTCTGCACCGCCTTGGACGGATCATATTTCACGTTCGTGAATCTATTTTCTTCCTCTGCCTTGCGCAGTTCCTTGGCGTAGATCGCGCCGTCCAGCATCTTTTTGGTATAGCCCAGCCAGATATGGTTATAGGCGTCAGGATCGGTTTCCTTGGAATGCTCCATTTCGTCTCGGAGCGTGTCCGGCAGCCACGGATTGTCCGAGTAGTTGACCTTGACCGTGATGCAGTTGGGCGGAGGATTCAGAACGAACCGCTTGTAGGTCTCATCGGTCTCCAACTCAGGATTGAACGTGATCCAGATTTCCGAATCCTGCTTCCGGATGGTAGGGATCAGAATGTCCCACGAGCGCTTAGAGACTGTCGCGGCCTCCTCGATCCACACGACATCGACGCCCTCAAAGGATTTGATCTTCGTTGGATTGTTCTTCAGGCCGATGAATGAGAACTCCGTCCCATTGGCTCCGTAGATCTTGGCTTGCTGCACATCATAGAAGTGCGCCAGGCCCAATGCCCCCACCTGATCCGACAGCAGCTTATGCACCGATTCTTGGATCGAGTCCTGAATCTCACGTGCACATAAGATGCGCAATGGCTTCCTGGCCCCCAGAAGCAACAAAGCCTGAGCCACCGCCCAGGACTTTGCGCCACCTCGCCCACCATAAAAGCACTTGTAGCGAGATGGCTTGAAAAGAGGCTGGAACTTCTTAGGTAGCTGTACTTTCATCCGCGTCTACAAAGGAGATTTGGATACTCATGTCTGCCTTGATGGGGCCACCGTCCGGGCCTTGCATGGTCTGCTCGACCTTCTCCCCGTACTTCTTGGGCTTGAGCTTGCTGGCAATCCATTTGCGCGTGTCAATGCGGAGGCGTTTATCTGCCACGTCGCCTGAATCCACACCACCTTTCTCGTTCAACGCAGCCGGGGTATCAGCAATATCAAGGATGTCTTCAACGAATGCGTCCGACTGAATATCCTTCGCCGCCTCGTATTGCTTCCTAAACTCATCGTTTTCCCTTAGCCAGCGGAAAATCGTCGTCATTTGAGGCGACCAATCCTCGCGGCAAATGCGACGCATGCTCCACCCATCCGTAATATGCGCACAGATGGTGTCCGCCAGTTCCGGCGTGTAATCGGTCGGCCTTCCTCCAGCCATACTTTCCTCTTGCGAGTATTGAACCTGTCTATCCCTGACAGTAGGGTTTCTACCTAGACTTGCCGATTGTAATACTCAGTGAATGGCCCGCTATTACGCTGGATGCCGAACATACTGCCTACCACATCGGTGTTGTTGTTATTCACCGCCTCACATCTGAGCCATACGTCTGTGGTGGCTGCATACGAGATAAGCGGGCAGCCATCAGCCTCATGACGATAGGGCTGCGTGGTCGTGCAGCTCACCTGCAATCCCTTGATCAGCCGTCCTGACGCACTCTGATTGCACAGACTGAATTTCGCCGAGCGATCCACCGTATCCGTCCGGTTAATACAGAACATGATCGAAATCAGGTCGAAACTCGATCCTTTCGGCACCGTATAAAGGCTACTACGCTCGAATCCTACGCCTGGCGTCAGGTATTTGTAGGTCGCCCCAGCTCCGCCCGCTAATCTCACTGAGATATTACCAGCATTATTATCACCTCGCGTGCCGCTGGTTACCACTATCAGAGTATTCACGCGGAGAACTGGCTCGGGTAATGCGACTGGCGTCAGGCCATTCAATGCTAGGACGATGCTCTTAGCCGTGTAATCTGACGTGAGATAGCCGATCACGACCGTTCTAGCGCCTGTCCCCGCTGCCGCGTCGTTTGCGCTGTCTGAGACGACTTCCATTGAGACGGCAGAGACTGGCAACGGGATAAAGCGATGGTCAATGCCGTTGAGAACGCCCAGCGAGGCGCCGGCCCATACATCCTCCGGCTGCGTAGCGGTATTGATTAGCGGGTTATTCCCCAGTGTTGCCACGCGTGCCGTGCCTGCCAGAAAGCCCAAGGATGCAGCATAGGGGTAGGACGTCTCAAAAGGCATACATTTCTCCTTATTTTGACGTCATTCTATGCTAGATCATGCCTATTTGCGCTTCTTGGTTTTCTTCTTGGCTTCGCGCTGTTCGCTATAACCGATGGCGACGGCTTGGGACGGCTTTTTTCCGGCCTTGATTTCCGTCTCGATGTTCTTTTCTCGCGCTTTTTTGCTCGGGGATTTTATCAGAGGCATGGATTCGTCTCCCATGGAACATGATCGATCATGTCTTCGCCCATGACTTCCAGAAGCGTAGAAACGCGTAGGCGCTTGACCTGCTCATAGATTCCCAGCGCGGCGGCCTGGTTAATCCGCTCCTGCGCCTGTTCGTTGAGGATCTTCTCAATGAACGGCAGACCGAGCTTTTTGATCAGCTCGGCCCGACGCACAGCCTTGTCGGCATAGCTCACGGTATCAACGGCTCCGCTTGCTGTTGATGTTGCGCTCCTTCGGCGCATCGATGCCATTAACCTTGACCGGCTCGGGCTTCGGACCCTTCGGCGGCTCAAAGTTCATCGAGTTGGCGCCAGCAGAGCGGCATCCTTCAGCGTATTTGGCGCCTTGCGACAGGTCGCCCGTGATTTTGTCCATTTTCTATCCTTGCAAGGAGAAAGACGCCCAATATTGGACGTTTTATCAGTTTAGCAGAACTTTCGGAATGCCGAAACGTAAGATCTTCTCCTCCATGCGTTGAAGATATTCAAGAGTAGAAATCGCCTTTTCCGGTGTTAGGCCAGCTCCGGAAAACAGATAATTCTCCCGATGAGTGCTAATGGACGGGTATGCGCGCCATATTCCGCCTTTCAGGACAAGATGCGGCTTAGCCATTATCTCGCCTCCGTTGCGAATCCGATGACAGCATCTGCAGCGTCTGGATCATCTGATTCACGGTATCTGCGATCCAGGCGTCATCACACTTCTCCGCCTCAATCATGGCTTGCAGGCCAGCACCGAACACCAGCGCCTCCACCGAATAGAGCCGTGCATCCCGGCCCATGTCGTACTTCTCTTGCGTCAGCATCACCCAGCCGTATTGCTGGCCAGCTCGGGCTAGGATCACCTCTCGGAATTCGGTATAGGTCATTGCTGCACCGCCCACAAAAGATAAGCCGCCCAGATCGACATGCCACCCTGGAGCGCGATCTCGAAGACACGATTGCCCGGCGTTGGCGCTCGCGATGTAACGCCAGTCGCCAGATGAATCATGTTGGCAATGACAACGATGACGCCAAGCCAGAATTGGGTTTTGATGAATTCTTCCATGACTCCCCTTTGGTTTTTAGGTTTATCACCTTAAGGCTGCCCCCTACCCCATGACAGGGTATGAAGCAGGATTGTCACCCCTGAAGTACGTCTCCAGGTTACTTAGCTCGATACAGCTTTTGCTGCATGCCCCAGCCGCTAAGACAAGGCAGGCCGCGATCATGACGGATTTGCACCGGGTCAGCTTGCGCTGCCTATCGCTCCCCTTTCCTCTACATCAGCCGGGTTCCGCTACTGTCAC